CGCTTGCATTCGTAGTATCAACACAATCAACCACGGCAATGCTAATCGGTGTAGCCGCATCAAAGTAACCTGACATAATCGCATCCTGATAGAACGCGGTAAGCTGGCCTGATACTTTCAGGATGCCTCGGTTAATGTCAGGGGAGACGTTAGACCCGACTACAGAACCCATATGTGCAGAACCACCGTCAATCTTGATCGTTATGCCTGTCACATTTGCAGCAGCAGTGCCATTCACAATTAGGCGACCATTTACGCCATTAACTACGCTGGTCGTTGTCTCCGCTGTTGGAGTGGTAAGAACCTGCGCACCAGTAGATGAACGATTAAGCGCGACTGCGTTAAACGTCACTTGTGTATTTCCTTCTGCCGGAATTGCTACGTCCGCATTTGCGAATACGGTATCAGTAAACAGTTCAGACTTAGTAATGTCGCTCTGAAACTCTTCCGCTGTCCAATAATCAGAAGTTTGGGCAGTGATGGGCGCTTTACATTTCTTGCCTGTCACGGTTACGGTGCAAGTTGCAATCGCTTCCAGTGTTAGAGTGGAAGAGTTAAGTGTGATTCCTGTAAATACCGTTTCAGAAGTTACCCCTATCACCATGATATTGTTAGCCTTGTTTCCAGCCGTACCACCAGCAGCAGATAGGCGGATTACATCACCAATCTTTAGGCCGTTAGTCAGGAACAGCGGAGCTGCTACAGAAGCCGTAAACGTGTACAGAGCAGATGTACCTGAGATGGTAATGGTTGAAGCTGTGAATGCTGTAGTAGCCGCCCACGCACCGCGCAGCAAGGATGCGAAAATATCCTTGTACGTGGTAGGAGACAACAGACCTTTCAATGTGAACGAAGCAGAACGTCCGCCATGTGTCTTACCTGTCGATTGCTGGTGAGATGTGATCTCATTGTTTTCGTAAGTGGCTACGGAAAGTTTACCCGCAGATGATTCTCGGCGCATTGCTTGTCCACCGGAACCGGAACGAGGAACACCCAAACCAGTCTGCTTATACAGCGTTACAACTTTGTTAATCTCAAGTGCAATAGTCATTTTGCTTCTCCTTAAACGTTAGAAAAGAATCGCACCTTTACGGGAATGGCAAACCTATCACCTTCCACCGAGCCGGGCGATACCTCCGGCGTTTTTTCAATTATCACCGTTACTCCGTCAGCAATAAACGAAGCTCCACGGTAAAACGTAATGCGAATCAATTCAGCCCTTGCTGCAATCGTTCCTGTTCCGGCTTGTAGTGGGTACATTAGTTTGATCTGCATGTATCCTAATTCTCTATGCCGTGATCCATATTCTGTATTCTCAGGCTGTGCGAACAGGATATTCACTTGCTGATATGGTACAGATGCAGCAGGCGGAGTGTAGGACGCATTCTCGAAGGCAGTAGATAGCGATGGAGTCATCGCATTAACGGCAGTCTCTAGCGCCTTCCTAATCGACACAACACTCATTTAAATTTACTCGCAATCTCATCAATTATCGCCGGAGCTTCCATCATCACTAATCCAACCATTCCGCTTGGAGCCTGTTTGCTGTACCCATCTTCCAGACGTTGAGCATAAGGTAAATTGTTAGTGATGTAATGCACCCCAGCCACCGGACTAGCAAATACACCATCCTCAATCCGTCCATTTGATACCGCACCGCTTGCGTCAATGTCTGGTAAGTCACCAGATGGAATTGAGTTGAACCCGTATTGCCAGTTAGCACGAAACCTTCCGCCAGCGTACCCCGCTCCAATCCATCCCAAATTAGTTGCAGACTTTATAAATGCAGCATCCCACTTTGTGGCATCACCAACAGGTGAGCGATATACAACCCTATTACCTATTTCCATGACGGTCTGTTTTACGCAAGTTCCAATGTTCTTATTGGCCTTGTCTACAAACTTCTGCATGTCGAGTGCGAATGTCATGTGCGTAAATGAAGATCGTAAAGTATCGAAGTACCTGCCGGATTAATCTCACCTATTGAAACTATGGTGTACTCAATCGTATTAACGATAAAGTGATCTTGCGGACTGATTGTAGCTGAAGAGTCAACGTACAATCTCTTATCACCATTCTGTATCAATGTCCCGCGCTCTAACGTCTGTCCTGCTGCAAAATCTAACAGCACACCCTTTCGCGTTGTGTCTGCATAGGTGTTCGTCACAAGTCCTGTAGATGGGTCATACGTTCCTATCGTGTACGCCCTGCGCGTTACGTTCTGCCCGAACTTTGTCAGCAGTTTTAATGCACTAGCGGCAGACTTGGAATAGTTAGGCACGCTGCACCTGCATTCCGCCATGCTTCACGAAATAAACAGCAACCATTGCATCAATCGCCATGTAACGTTTATGCTGGGGGCTGTATTTATCGTACTCTGTTTCAATCGGGCCGATCTTCTCACGTATCACAACCTGATCTGCATCAGAAAGCAATTCACCAGCAGCAGCCTTTAATGCCAATTCACAGCAAGCATTTTTAACTTCTTCTGGCACTACGTTATCTGGAATGTAAGCGGGCAGCATTCCATACACTGCTATGTAGTCAGGATATGGAACGTACAGGCGAGGCCAATCTAGTTTTTGTGTGTTGTTGAAGCGATACCCAATCCATCGATTGCGGTACATTTGAACCATGTAATCAGTCGCACGGCGGAGGGCTTGTTCTTGCTGTGCAGTGGTGATAGTTGACCATGTAGTATTGCCACGGTTAGCGTGATATGTGAGCGAGTAGGCTACTGTTATGTAGCTCTCCGCACCTGCTACAACGCTGCCATCTTCAGTTACTAGGCTCATGGGTAAGTCCTCGTTATTCCTGCCAGTGGGTATTGATTTTCAACACCATCAAGCGGGTAAATTATAGCAGTTCCGTCAAGTGGATAGCTGATATTCACACCAGATAAAACATAATCACGATCAATTCCTGCTAGTGGATATTGCACAAATCCATATCTATAAATGCTGTCTACTAATGATAATCCAGTAACTAGATAACTGCCGTTTGAAAGATCATCAGAATATGAAATTACGCCCGTCTTAACATCAGTTATTGAACTTCCTGTTATGACATAGTTTCCTACCTGTAATCCGTTTCCCCTGGCTACTACATCAGAAACCGTTCTTCCTGTTACTGTGTAACTTCCATTACTAAGAGAGTTATATATTTTCTTGCTGTCTGTTAGTACTATTCCTGTTATTGAGTACGTTCCAACAGACAAACTATCAGCGTAGTTGGTTACTCCTCCAACTTTTACATCCGTAATGCTTTGCCCAGTGTATGTATAAGTTCCTTTACTGAGAGAATCATTCTTTGCCAGTACATCAATTAAATATTGTCCGGTTAGGGTGTAAGTACCTTTACTCAGACTATCTGTTACAACTTTTGAATCACTTACTGTCTGCCCGGTAAGTGTGTAAGTTCCTTTAGTTAGTGTATCTCCACGAACTACAGAATCAGAAACAGTCTTACCAGATAAGGAATATGCACCAACAGATAACGAGTCTGCCCTAACTCTAACATCAGTGACTGCCTGTCCCGTTACCGCATACGCACCTACTGATAAATTATCAGCATATGCGACAGATGAGGATGTTTTTACATCGGTTACATTTTTACCTACATATGCATAACTACCTGCTGATAAATTGTCTGTGTAATTTGACGCGCCCCCCGTAAGCGCGAGAAGCAGAGACATGGATTACTCCCAGTTTGCGTCGAAGCCTACCGTGATGGATAGCGCTCCGGCTGTAGTTACCGTACCCATATTGCGACATGCAATCGCCACCCGCTCTCCCGGGTTTACGTATATGGGAGCAAGAAACTGAACCTTCACCACACTTGCCGGTATACCTGCGGCGGCGGCGGCTATTAAATCGTGTCTTCCTAGCGGAATACGGCGAGGGGCTTTTGTTGTTCCTGTAGCAAAAGAGGCAGTTTCTGTTTGGGCTAGAGACACGGATGTATGCCCATACGCCAGAGAATAAACAAGATTTAGCGGCCCACCTGTGAGCGCAGTTTGTACCCCAGCATCGATCCAAACGCCTCGGATCACTAGCCTTCGCGGAGTCTGGTTTACACCCCCAACAGGTATTGCGTAATCGCACAAAATACCGTCTGTGCCAGATGTCAGTGTAGGTAATACTAGAAATGCGCCACCAAGACCTGTGAATTGAGCCGAAGCAGTTGTGTTTACGAGCGCTGCTGCTACAGCAGTTGCAGCGTTTGACAGAATCGCTGTTGACCCGACTGTACCGCCATCCTGCCCCTGTGAACCCATATACCCCATGCCTGCCATAAGTTCAGCATTGGTCTTGTTGTAGAATCCATTTTGATCGAAGTGGGTAGATGCAATCTTGACCTGCATTTGCGTACCTGTTAGACCTGCACCGTTGCGCTGCTGGAAGCTGATCGGCAGTGCCGAAGTCATAAACGGTTCACCCTGACCCGTGGCACAAGGCAGCGGTGCCGTTGCGAGAATGCCGTTCACCCAGAACTCTGCTTCTCGCTGTGTTACAACAATTCGATACTGACCATTCACATTAAGCGGCATGGATGCAGCCGCCATGATCAGCGGAGTAATTGTCTCTGTTCCGTTGTAGTTCATCACACCATATAGACCAACCTCTGTTACACGGAAGTAAACGCCTTCAGTTGGTGCTGTCTGAGCATTTGCTCCATATGGGAATAATCCAGCCTCGAACACTTGACCAACCAAAGGCACTGCGGTAATCACCCCAGTAGCTTCCCAGTGTATACCGTTCGAGCCAAACAATGGGAACGTCTGCCATGTGGAGTATTGGCACCCAGTAGCGGTCGTAGCTGTAGAGTTTGCATTACAAAGCAAATACCCCGCGCCCATGGTCATAGTCATCGTGGTAAATTGATGACGCCAGATAGCCGTATTCTGCACTGTCTCGGTGAAGTTATCGAAGAATAACGGGGTGTCAACACACACCTGCATCCTGCCATCATCCGTCACTGCGGGAGAATCAAGATACGGCACGCCTGTCATTTGACCAGCATCCACCTCACAGAACATGCGCACCGCACCAACATCATTGGGACGACCTGTTGTACCACCGTAACGTGTATTTACCTGTGGGGTGACCGTTTGCAAGTCACCGTTGGTATTTACTTTTACGCTCGTTCCGGTTGAGTTGTCTTGTACGTTTGTTGACATTGCCATGTTGATTCTCCTTTTAATCAGCCCAAACGAAACGGACAGCAAACTGCCCCTGAAGTTGGTCAATTGATCGTGCGTAAATTGTAAAACCTGTACCTGCTGTTGGTGTACCACAAGTAAGACCAATAAACGCTGTAGCATATCTATGGTCGGAAGCGGTATGGGTTGCTGTAGTGTCGTCTGCCATAATGAAAGCCTCGGCCTTGCTCGTTGCTGAAATGGTAGTTAGTCCAGTAACTACAACAGAAGTCTCACACAACCCTGGTGCGGACCCAAAGTCTATTGTAGCGGTGCCTTGTCCTGTTGCCATTATTTAACCTTGATATAGATTTTCTCGCCATTCCAGTCATTAGGTACAAACCCGCATTCATGCAAGTCTGTACCGTCTAAGAATTGGTGAGACAATGTTATTGCGTAGCCTGGATACTTAATAGCTAATTTCTCCAACCACGATTTAGTTATATCATCCATTATGCAACCGTGTAAGTTCCGTTTGTTGGGTCGAGTGTAGGAGTATAAGTATCACCAGCCGCCATAACCGTAGCACTTCCCCTATCCCAATAACCGATACATTGAGTCATTGTTAGGTTATACAGAATCACATATTGGAAGGTAAACCCACCAGCAGAAGCTGTCCATGTCGGACTAGCTGGTGCAGCTAGAACAAGTTTATACGTTCCACCAGTCTGAGCCGCGCTGGTAACTGAACAAGTAACACCGCCAGATGTGTATCCGCCGGATGTACTAAGTTCAGTTGCGCTTGCAGCAGTTGTGTTTGTTGCTACGTTTGGTGCGGTATTGGAAAGGATTAATCTCCAAGAGTCAGTTCCAGCGTTTGCAGCCTCTTGTAGCACCTCCGTACCGATTTGATATTTTACATACGTCAGAGTTGCCATGATTGCTCCTTACTTTTTAGGCGGTTTCTTGCCTTTTTTACATCCCATGATGATCTCCTAAAACTATCCCCCTATTTCTAGGGGGCTTGTTCTATTAACCCAGCAGAATCGCTGTATGGGCAGGCTTAATGAGCTTAACACCCCAAGCCAGCGCAAGTTCATAGCGAACCTTGCGATATCCAGGATATACAGCAACCTCAAAAGTAAGACCTGAACGCGGATCAGTCACACTGGATACGTCGATTGCCATATCACCCTCGGAAGGGCGCTCTGGCATACGAGTAGCCAACACGATAGCGGAACGGTTGAACGCCATGTTACGGGCAGATGTGGCGATTACCGTGATTGCACGAGTAGCAGAACCTTGAGCAACACGCAGGCCAGGAGCAGCCAGCACGATAGAGTCACCAGATGCAGGGTTAGCGCCTGCGAATGTCACAGAAGCAACAACGTACTTGTTCGTATCGTTAGCGAATGTGATTACATCACCAGCAGCAACCACACCAGTACCGGCAGTTGCCAGCGGGATAGTCGTTTGACCAACAGTGAACGCAGCAGCGGAGCTAGTTGCAGATGCCATCGCTCCAGCAGTCTGAGTATTGATCTGTGCAGATTCGCGCAAGTCCATACCAGCAGTGGTCAGAAATACACCTTGACGCATGATCGAAGGATCATTGGTTACGCTGTAGTTACCTTGCTTTCCAAGGAAGTTCGCACCAGCAGTAGTATTCAACACCAGATGGTTATCGCTCAAAGGTGCGCCATTGTCCTTCAGGATGCGCAGTACATTGGATGCATCAGTGAAGTCACCAGAAGTACCGAATGGGGTAGTGGTAGCAGCGCCGTAAGCACGCGAGAAGCCAGATTGTAGAGCCGCAAGGTCAGTTTCAACTTCATTCACAGCAGCACGCATAGCCTGCATGATCTGGTTGTTACGGATTTGATCGTAGCCAGGCCCACTATTCAGTCCGCGTTGTTCTTCACCGTCCCACGAGAAAGGCCATGCACGATACTTGGAGATGGTTATTGCGGCATTACCTACAGTCTGGTCAGACTCAGCAGGTACAGCCATTGCCGGGGTAATGTCGCCGCCAGCAGTGTTAGCGGCAGTAATGGGAACGTACACGGTTTGATTCTTTGCAACGCGATTTGTGCTTGCGTCCATCGTTACAGCAGGAATAAGGCCTGTCATTTCGTGTGAAACAACATCCAAAGAAGCGTACAGATTGGGCAGCAGGTTTGTAAGAGTATTCGTAGTCATGGTAAATCCTTTCGATTGAGTTATGAAAAATCACTTTTTCCATCGGCTCAACCGAACGGACTATCAAGGCTCTACCCTGATTTACTACATATTACTGGTCGGTAAGTTTACCGCCCTTTTTGCTAAATTCTACTTTCTTGCCAATGTCCAAGCCATCAAATGAGGCGCGTGTCATGGTCATACCTTCAGTCTTGGAACCTCCACTACCTTGAGCGCCACCGCCTGAGTTAGATGGTGCAGTCACGAAGTGTTTACCCTCATCACTTGCGGCCCATTCCTTTACATAGTCGCTCAGTGCTTTGTCGCCATACTTGGCAACGCGGTTTTCTCCATCAACTTCAACCTTCACGCCACCGCGTAGCATTGATTGTGCGGCTTTCAGGCTGACTGCGTTCGTCACTCCGTGCTTTGTTAATTCAGACACTAGGCCGTTATCAACTAGCAACTTCTGCGTAAAGCCTGATTCTTGTTCGAGTGCCTTAACAGCTACCTCGTACGCCTTTGCTGCATCCTTTGCCGCCTTGTGAGCAGCTTGCAATTCAGTTTGAGCCTTATCGCGTTCTGCTTCAACTTCCGCCATTTGTTCCGGCGTGATCTCTGCGCTTTTCCGTGCCTTCTTCAGTTCTGTCAAAAGTTCGGTATTCTTGTTCTTCAATCCGGTTGTTGCTGTTTCAATCAGTGCATCAATTTCAGCTTGCTGCTCGGCAGTAAATGGCATTTCATACCCTCAAGGTTATTAATAGGCACAGCCTATATATGTGTCTTATAGAACGTTCGTTCTGTTGTGTCAAGTAATTTATTGATATTTTGCAATCAGTTGCGCCAAAGATATAGGATTACCCTTACCGTTAACTAA